GAATTCAGGTTATCCACGACGTTCCCCGCCATCCCATTGTTTTCTACAATTTCGATTGGGTTCAAAACAGGAACTGGCGCTTCCGGGCACATTCTACTTACCTTCCCGTAAACAAACCGATCTATGCAGAGCTCACCTACTACTAAAACCTTTAACATAAAAATTAATTTAAGAACCTTACTTTCTCATTTATAGTGTAAAATCAGCTGAAGATTCCTCCTCACCCCCAGCTTCCTTAGCCTTTTCCTCGGCCTCTTTCTCCTCCCTCTCTTTGTACTTCTCGTTTTTCTTATACTCGTCCACGGTTAGTCCAAGCCATCTCTTTATCAAGAATTCCTTATCAAAATAAGGAACCTCCTCCTCACCAATCTTCTGCTTCATTTCACCAAGATCATTCACAAAAGCTGCCCTCTTGGTATAGTTCTGAAGCTGTATGAATTGTTCAAAGATATTCTCCCTTGTAAATTCAAGACCAAGATTAACTTTGAAAGACCTATCTTTAGCAAGATGAGGGTAGTCCAGGCACATCTGTATATAAAGTGGTTTAACTAGTATCTCCTGGAATATCGATCTCAGTCTCGTCAAAAATTTCTCATACCTTATTTCATCCCTCTCCAATTGATCTATGCTTATTTGGTAATTAGCCGGAGTTCCACCACGGAAAGAAAATCTAGCATATGGTATCTTAGAATCAAGCTTGAGTTTATTGTAGAAATATACCACGTTTTCCATTACATTAAAATCCGGCCCTGCAGGATCCAATGTGGAGATTTCAGGAGATTGCCCATCCTTCTCAGGGAAAAGATAGTTCTTATAGAATTGCACCTTTGGCCTTCCGTTAACAGTAAGTTCTCCTGAAAAATCGTTAAGTTCAATCTCTTCCTTATAAATGGACATCAATTGACCCAAGGTATTCATAGCTTTCTGAGGTGACTGGGTCCCAACAGGAATAACGAACTTGAGTCTATAAGAGGCATTCATCACATTCCATATAACCCTAGTATTCTCCATTATTCGGAGTATATTGTAGGATCTTATGAGTCTTTCGATATAGCTAACTCTAGAAATAGTATTTCCCTTAGCATAGGATAAGTAAATTATTTGCTCATCCCTGAGCTTTCTGGTCATTTTGTTATCCTCCGGGTATTGTATCCAGATCTGCTTATACTCGCCATTTTCTTGTGGCTCAGTAGCAGGCTGAAGTGAGGTTGGATCGAGTTCTTTGAAACCCACTATTTTTTTACCATCAGTTGAGTATACTATCTCAAAGGCCAAAAATCCATCAATCAAGAATTGTCTGAAGTATTGCCAAGCCAATATCGATTGTTGGAACCCGAACATCATATAGAGACTCCTGAATCTACTGTCCATACTATCCAAAACCTCATCCTTTAGCTCCATGTTAGCTACCTTCGAGTATGCAAAGAAATTCTTATCATCATAATTTATTGCATCATCAGTAAGCGTATCTAGGATGAAATCTATCTCTCCATTAAGGGAGAACTTCCTTAGAAAATCCCTCTTACCCACATAGTCCTTGTCGAAATATGCTATGTACTTTCTTATCTTGGTATCCTGATACCCGAGTGTCCACCTAAAAGCCGAGTTTTCAGTAAATCCCGTTCCCTGCTGGTCAAAAAAATTGGACTCGGTCTGTCCGATAGCCTGAGAATTACGGATTACCATATCCTCATACTTCATACCAAACCTCCCGATTCTACTAAGGTTACGATATAAGTTACCTAAGAAGGTCCTTTCCTGTATGTTATCTAGAAATCCTGCCATTTAATTATTCTTAGGTTTCCCCCTCAGTACCCTCCGGGGTTTCTTCTGTGGTTTCCTCTGGTGTTTCTTCTCCACCCTCTTCCTCTTTTTTACTTTCTTCCTCTTTTTTCTTCTCCTCTGCTCTCTTTTCCTTAGCCTCTTTGTTAGCTTTTATATCGTCTTCGTTCATGCCGAGATAGTTTTCTATCAGATAAGCCAAAGAAAAGAAAGGTTTCTCGTCATCATCAGTAAGACCATAGAGGGAATCGATCGATTCCTTCTTCTTTGTCATAATCTCTATCTCCTGGTTGATCTTAAAAGGATTATCTGAAACAAAATTTAGACCAAGCTGACTTTTGAATAAGTAGTCTTTTTCCAGCTCTGGGAAATCTCTACACATCTGAATCCAGAGTGGTTTAACCAGTATATCCTGAAAAATAGATCTCAACCTGCTAATAAATTTGGAGAATCTTATTTCTTCCTTGTCGAGTCCCTCAGCTCCATTGCTATAATTTCCAATCGATCCACCATCAGGCCCCTGGAATCTAGAGAATGGTATTTTAGATTCCTGCACAAGTTTATCGAAGAAATAAGCCAGCGGTTGAGGATCATTTAGGTTTGGTCCAGCATTGTTAAGTGGTTCTATAGTAGGTGTACCGTTTACACCTGAAGGCATAAGGTAATTCTTATAAAATTGAATCTTAGGTCTTCCGTCTATGGTCAATTCCCCACTTTCGTCATTGAATCTTATATCCTCCTTGTAGATACTCATTAATTCTCCTAATGTCTGCATAGACTTCTGAGGAGACCTAGAGCCAATAGGAACTGTCATCTTCATCCTGAATGAAGCATTCATAACAGACCATATAACCCTTGTGTATTCGATTATTCTTAGCACGTTATAAGGCCTTATCAATCTCTCCGTATAACTTACCCTCGAAACTGAATTACCCTTCGCATAGGAGATGTATATGACTTGAGAATCGTATAGCATTCTCCTCTTGTTCTGATCCTTTGGATATTGGTACCAAACATTCAACCAAGTTCCATCCTTCTGTTTTTCAACCGAAGGCATTAATGTGGTAGAATCTAATTCCTTAAATCCAATTATCTCCTTACCGCTATCATCATAAACAATCTCGAATGCAAGGAATCCATCTATAATCAGCTGTCTGAAATACTGCCACGCAGTTATATCATCACTGAAGCCGAACATATCATAGAGCTTCTTGTAATTCGATTCTATTCTGTCTTTAACCTTATCTTTAACATCAGTAAGATTTAGAAAAGCAGGGTAAGCAAAGAAATTGTAAGAGTCATATGTAATGGACTCATCACAAACAGTGTCGATAATATACTCAATCTCAGGATTGAGTGAAAACTTCCGGAGGTAATCCCTCTTACCGACATAGTCCTTATCGTAATATCCAATAAACTGCCGGGTAGAGGTGTCCTGCCTCCCGAGGGAATAGAGCATCGTTTCATCCTCTATATTGCCCTTCTTCATGAACTCAGCCTCGGTCTGTCCTATGGCTTGAGAGTTCTTAATAACCATATCACCATAGCGCATACCAAAGTTACTCAGCCCCTTTACGGAGTCACGAATCCTTTGAAATATGGGATTTCCCTGTGGACTTTCAGTAAATCCTGCCATAGAATAGTTTTATTACTTGTTTTTTCTAGACCTCACTAAAGATTTAATTTCGATCTATAATCATTATATATCGAGTTAAGAGGAAGTCCCTGTACCAAAGCCTCAGATAAATATGGGATTTTACACCAGTCATCATAATCAACAACTTTCACACCCCTCAGGTAAGTCTTCTTAAATCCAGTTAAAGCATAGGAGTATCCAGTTCCGTTGAGAAATGCTGGCAAAGATGAAAGGGTAAGCCTTAGGGGCTGTTGAGAGTTTGGTATATTTTCCCGGTTCTCCTTAATCAATTGATAAAACTGATTGAAGATTCTCATTAATATCTGTCCTCTATAATCTGGGGGGATTATATTAAGATCTATAGATCTTAAAATCGTGGTGTCACCGACCCTTTGCTGATCGATGAACAAAAACAGAGGATACCTGTTAATATACTTATGTTTCTTACCAATCTTAGAGTCTGTCAGGTATTCACCGGTGTATATTTTCCCGTTTAAGTAATTATCTAGAAATGGCTCATCTCCTCCACTACCTGATATACCATAGGTTTCAGAAAAGTATGAATCCGAGTTGGCAGACAACAACGATATAGAACTAGCAGTATTCCTATATTCTTTTACCTGTTCTTCAAAGGTTTTCACTTACTTCTAAAAAGGAAATTTTCATCAACCACCCCAAATTTGTATCCCCTGGCATCAGCCCATTGTTTAGCATACTTAAATTTGGCTTGGTTAGTAATCCATACCTGCATTTTATGGTTGTAGGACTTTAGTTTCTTGAGGGTAGAATTGCCTTCTAATATGGGTTTTTTAAACTGCGACTCAGGCTTTACTTCGATTATCCACTCCTGAGTCTCCCCATCGTCCTTAAGTGTCATGATATAAAAGTCCACATTATATTGGTGTTCTTTTTTATCAAGAGGATTATAGTATGGGATCTTTATGGGCTCGGAACTCCATTTCAAAATTCTCTCGTTAGTATCACAGTAGCGACAGAATCTAAATTCCCAAGAGGATCTGCATATTATATTGTGTATGTCACCGATATATTTCTCCGGATTCTGAGGGACGTACAATCCGGATTTATAATCCCCATTGGGTTTTATTTTCTTTATATCAGTCATTAAAAAATCCTACACGTTGTAAGAATTGTCATCACCAGTGATATAAGAGAAAGGTATCATTTTAGGGGCTTTGGGCGGGTGTATTTTTTTCCACCCCTTGGCAAACCCATTCTTGGCTATCTGGGTGTAATAAGCAAATGGATTGTTGGATTTCTCCGGGTTAAATCTATTCCAATATTTACAGAGATCCTCCATCGCAAAAGCCATACAATCCTCCTTGTCATCAGGATCCCTATAAGCCATTTTTTTAGATATTCCTTGAACCATCAGTGAAAACATCTCTACAGTGGCAGGTGTAAGCTCGCCTTTCTCCTTGGACTCTAAAATAGCCTTCATGAGATCCGCATTTTTTACATAATTAGCCATAACTATAATCTGAGATAGATGTTTTTATTTTTAGTATAAACCTCGAGGTTAGTTTCAGGTTAAACCTTCTCCTCCTCTCCGTCATCAACAACAGAAATGAGCGAAGCCTCAGATGGTTTTTGCTTACCGTCTGGAGCTACGCTCATTTTATCTTGTATATCGTCTACAAAAGCCTCCGGTTTTTTATTCTGATCTTTACCGGTAGGAGCAAAAGCCCAAACCCTACTTAGGATTTTTTTTAGTTTTTTTTTGACTCCTCGCTTTCGTCTAGATTATATCCCATCTCCTGGTTAACTTCCACGTCAGTCTCCGCTTCTGTACCAGCTGAAGGTGCTTCTGCTAATTCCTGGTTAGTCTTCATAATCTCGGCTGCTTTCTTCTCAGCTTTAACTACTTCAACATCATAATCAGCTTCTGTTCTTCCACCTGGTGCTTCCGCTAGATTTTGGTCAACTTTTTCAATATCAGCGGCTTCATCCAGGTTATATCCCATTTCACCCTTAATTTCGTGATGTAACTCTTTATCAGTTCCGTCGCCAGGAGCTGAAGCGAACTCAGGATCAGTCTTAACTATATCAGCCTTTCCTTTCTCCTCTGCCTTAACTACCTTGACGTCATAGTCTGCGTGTTGTCTACCCCCTGGTGCTTCTGCCAAGTTTTGATCAACGTTTTCTATGTCAGCCTCAGAAACTTCGTTATCTGCATCAACCGGAGCTGAGGCCATCGCTTCTTGTCCCTCATTAGGAACCTCGTCATTTTCATTTACGTTATAACCAATCTTATCAACCAATGAATCCTTCAGCTTAACTTCAAATTTTGTCTCCTTCTCAGTCCCTTCCGGAGCCTCCTCTAAATTAGCATGTTTTTCATTCTCTATGTCCTTCTTGCTAGTTTCTTCCTGCTCCTTCTTATCGTATGGTGCTTCTGAAGTATTAGCCTTTAGGGTAGCAGCTGGAGTAGCAGCTTCATCTAGTGTCTCTTTAGATTCATTTTCTTTGATTTCCTCCTCCTGCGAATCTGCAGCTTCCTGATTTTCTTCACCAGCATCTTTAAGGGCATCTTCTATGTTAACTATCTCGTCGAGTCTAAAATCCCCGGTTCTTCCATTATCCATCAGGACAGTGTATGAACCCGTAGTGCTATCAACTGATATCACCTTACCAGTATTTCCAGATTCCTTGACCTTAACATAGTCACCTACAGTAAATTGAGCCTCCTCGCTAATATCCTCTACCTGCTCAGCCTGTCCATTCTCTATTTTCTCAATCTCCTCATTTACTGTTTGCCATTTCTTTCTAAGTGACTTCAATTCAGTCTCTAGAAGATGATGAGCTCTTTCAATTTCCTCCGAATTAGAATAGAGAGGATTGTTCTCCATAAGATCCTGGAGTTTAGAGATTTGAGCCTCTATAATTGCTATATTCTCCATGATCTGCTTTCTATCATTCAGCATAATAGATTTAACTCTGGCTTCACCTTCTAAGAATTCAGTTAATCCCTCAGAAATATCATATTTAAGGAATTCCTTAACCATCTTAGTTGCCTGGGTTCCGTTTACTTCATATACGGAATTCTCATTCATAGCGGTGTTTATTCTGTTTAAGAATATCTTGCCGCTCCATTTTATCAAGTTGACCGAAGCTCCTTCAAATACTTTAGAATCTATCTTCTTAGCAAAATCAAGCTCCACTATGCTATTGTAATTCTCGAATAGTCTGATGATGTCGGAAACTACCTTAGACTCATTTACACCAAAACTTCCGGATATTTCCAATGCTATTTGTTTAGCAAGATTTCCTTTATCAGAAGTATTCATTTTGGAAGACTTATTGTAAAGATTAACTTGCTCATTCTCCTCGACTATCTTAAACACCTTATCGCCAACATAAACATTTAAACCCTGCTCATTGACCTTAACATATTTAGAATAGAAAGACTCAAGCAAAGATTTGTAGTCTTCAGGTAAGTTCTGGTATTCAGTTTTATTCAATCTTCTCAGACCCTCACTAGAACCTTCAAAGATATTGCTCCCTATAGTAAAGACGGTCTTTCCTCCCCCTACATGAACGGGCGAGAAAATCCTACCTACAGAAGAGTTACCTGAGCTTACCGGGATAGAAAGCTTCTCCTCGTTACTCTCCATCAAAGACAGAGTATTAACCAGATTTCTTACCGCCGGGTTAAAAGACCATCTAGAGATTTCCTTAGAAAGAAGAGAAACTGATTTATTCTCAGATATCATCCACTGATTCAACGACTCAAGAACAGGGGAGTAAAAATCAGACCCTGAGCTATTCTTAATTGAATGGATTGCCTTAGAAACCTCAATCTCAGGTCTTAAAGAATCTACCACATTCTTTATAGACTCGTAAAATTTCTTAACCTTATCATCCCAAGTAAAATTAGAAAGCTCTGATAGGAAAGATTCCGCGATCAAGAATTCAGGAATTCCTCTATCCTTAATTAGATTGTAATATTTCTCACAAAGGATTTTTACATTGGGGTGCTCATAAATTCCAGAGCCCTTTATTTCTAAAATGGATTCATATATTCCCATATTGTTAACTCTCTGCGAGTCAACAAATGCTTTTGCAGCTGGATCTTTTTTAGCTACCTCCTTTAGGCTCTCTGATATGTCCTGAACATTGCTGGCAGACTTATCTTCTTTTTTACCGTCAACATAAGATCCCGCAGTAGAAGATCTTAAGGAACCAACTCCTCCCCAAGACTCCATTAGCCTCTGTGCAGCAGCCTTTGATCTATCTAGCTGTTCAGATCTTATCATATCGAGAGGACTGTTAACAGGCTCTTGAGAAGCAGCTTCCGCATCCTTCACAGACTCCAATATTTCATTTTCATTTAAATTAGAGACTCCTCCAGATTCAATCTTGTGTATATGTGACTCACAGATTGATTTTACCTCAGGTGAAGTGGTAGTGTCCCTAAGAGCTTTCAATTGATTGAGTAAATCCATTTTACTTTAGTTTTTTTACTTTCTATATATCTTTCCGTAGATGTAGAAACTTTACAATTATATATTCTACCCCAACCAGAAAAAACGGAGATTATCTAGCTATGAGCAATTCTAGCTTAACATCTATATTAGTATGAGGATTGGAAAAAACTATACCCCCATTATTGTAGGGCATGGTGGCTTCGCTTAAGTTCCATCCGCTCTTGGCAGAATTGGTTGATCCTAACTTATTACCAGTGAGTATCATGAGCTCACCTATGTTGTATGTAACCCCTTGATAAGTCCATTCTATATATTTTCTCACCTGCGGGGTGCCGTTAGTTGGTGTAGGTACTCCTGGTATTATTGGGGTTTGGGCTCCGTATAGAATAGGGTTTTTTGGTTCTGGATATTTGACCTTTACTGCTATCCATCTAACATAACCATTATCATCACCCAGGTCAGTTTGACTTACCTTGACAGATTTACCTGACTTCAGCGTAATTCTCATCCTAGAATAAGCAACTACATCATCTAGCATATCACTAAAATCGATGAACGTAGTCTTATTATAGTCTTCCTCTAGAACAAACTTATCCTTGTAGAAGATGAATCCATTAGCTGGAACGGGGGGACATATTATGGGTCTAGTTGCCATTAGTTAGCCGTTAATATTGTTAGCTTTACTGAATATTCAGTAGGATTAGAAAAAACAAATCCGCCAGTAGCAGCACCTGTATAACCAACCTGGTTTTCCACATCTGCTCTAACTTCCCATCCCTTCCACGAAGCATCCTCCTTCACTTGGCCAGTAAGCATCATCATGTCGCCCATGACATATCTCCTTATGCCGTTATAGTGCCAGTAAAGCAACCTCTGATCGTCCGTGGCATCAGCATAATATTCAGCTTTGGCTAGGAGTAAACTAACCTCTCCCAGAGTAGTATCAAAATCGCCAGGATCCAGGTTAATCGATGTATCAGGGGCAATCACGAAGGTTTGCCTCTGATATCCGGAGAAAGACTGCAGGGGGTGGAAATATTCACTCAGGTCTAATTTTTCTTCTGTAGCAGCATGGTACGTAACATTTAATGATGTGTTGAAAAGTCTTACCTCCTTAGGGTCGTTGTAATTGGTAAAGGTCAGATTAACCCTCCTCATCGAACCAGGGGTATTGGCTATAAGGGTATAATCGGTCTTGAAATCTCCGGTTTGTCCCGGATAAAGTCCCTTTACACTACTTCCGACACCAAAAAGAGTGCCGCTCCCAGTACCACCAGCGGATGATCCTCCGCCAAATATTTCAAAGCTATCTCCTGTTACAGAACTCATTCTAGTTTATAATCTAGTGGGATTTGCATCCAGAGAAATCGGAACCTCCTTTGATGCAGGTTTATCCTTCTGGTCTAAACTTCCCTTATTTTGGTTAACATTGACTATCTCTTCGTTCGCATGTATTAAAGGCTTATTCCCAGATTTTGAAGAAGATTCGTAGTTTGGTAAGTCAGACTGTCCCGATACTGTCAGGATGTCCGGAGATTCATCGGAAACCTCAACCGGGACATAATCAGCAGCTACCCTTGCTCCGGTGGCTGATTTATCGGTAATCAATTCAGCATTACCAAGGTCATGTATAATCGGTTCACTAATGTCATTATCGTCAGATATAGAACTATCCTGAAGGTCATAATAATAATTAGCCTGGTCGTCCATGTCATCTTCCTCCTCATTATCCGTCTCAATCCTTGAATCATCCCCGATATCTTCAGGTTTGATATAATCGACTAGGGATTTTATAAAGCCCAAAGCCACTATAGGAAGTATCGCTCCACTAACGACAGAGAGTATTCTCTTTTGATAAATGACCTCTTCCTCCATCAATCCAAACAGTTCACTCCAGCTAGAGAAATTTTCGATGTTCACATATGCATAATATGTGTTACCCATAGCTTGCATAAAGGTAAGGAGGAAGAAAAGCATCCAAACTAGAGACTTGTTCATCTTTTCCATAGCAACTATAGATGCCAGAGAAGCTGCAGCACCAACTTCAAAAGCTATTGCCAGTGAAACAGCTAACCAAGTAGGATTTGATAGCTTGAAAAAGTCTATCACGTGGATAGTGGATATGACAGATACCATCAAATATAGAGAGACGAAGGTACCTATTATAAATCCACTAACCAGCTTTGATTTCTTATTTGTCGCCACGAGACTCTATTTTATTTTTAATCTCAGATAATGATACTCTCTTTTTGTCGAAATCATCCTCGTAGATCAGAAACTGGAACATTACCTGCTCCATTTCATGCCTCATTTCATCCTTAGTCAGTGTATTGATTGAATCTAGCTTAGTTACAACCTCCTGATTGTAAGCTCTAGCCTCCTTCTTAATCTTGGAGATCTCACTATTCACTCCGCACTGTCTAAAGAAAACAAGTACGAGAAATGCAAGTACGATGTACTGAAAGTTGTCTTTAATTTTCTGTAACATATCTTATGTTTTAAAGTTTATCACTCTATATATCCAGAAGATAAAACCTAATCAACAAAAAAAGCATCCCATGTTGGGATGCTCCTTTCAAATGATATGGATTACTTACGCTAGAGCTATACCCTGCTGTGCAGCAGCAAGCTCTTTTTCCAGGTCTTGGTATTCCTGAGCATCAGCTTTAGCTAATTGTAGAGAGCTTTCCAAAGGCTTAAGCAGCGAAATAAATTTACGGGCCTGTTCTAATCCCCTTCCGCTACTCTTAGACAAGAAGTAGTGACTAGCTTCAAGCGGTAATGCGGTCATATAGAGGATGTTTTCCTTTACACCCTTCTTTTTCAGGTCGCTTAATATTTTACAGATTTCCATCACACCCAAGGCTTCTTTTTCTTTCCACTCTGCATCATTCTCCATAAAGGACTGGAAAGCATCAATATCCTCGGCGGAATCGAATTGAACCGCATACACTTTCGTCTTCAGTTTTTCTCTAGATTCATCCAATGCCTTTTGGGCTTGTTTAATTCTATTCTGATCCAACTTACCTACCATATCCTCAGGCATAGATCCCGCTAATTCTGATGCATCAACGGATAGAGTTTTTCCGGATGGTTTCGATTTACTGCTTTTTGCCATTTTTTATAATGCTTTTATTTTATACTTTACTCTAAAACTAATTTTTGTTTCACCCGGAAATATCAAATATGTCGAATTCCTCCCGGTTGTGCTGGAGATACACCTTAAGTCTCTCCCGAAGATCCTTTACCGGGTATAATTTAGGGGTCTCTTGCGGACCTAAATGACACAAAAATCCCCCATGTGTCTCTAACCCGGTCTCCTCTTCTATGATAAGTCGATAAAGACTTATCTGTATAGAATATTCATTATGGGAATTCTCATAGAGATCTGAGAATGGATGTAGCAGCTTCTTATACCTGCCCTTAGAATGGTTATCGTCCTTAAACTCCTTATTAGTTTTCCAATCCCCAATTAGAAATAACAACCGGTTCTGTTTCTTATCCCACATGATAAAGGGCTGATCAACAGTTCCTGCCAATCTCCATTTTTTAGAAAAAACCTTAAGCTCGGATTCAAGGGGAACTAGATTCTCAAACCTTTCTTCTCGAAGAAGCAAAAATTTCTCAACCCTATTTTTAACCTCCTCATCACTGGGTATCTCTGGATCTAATCCCGTCCAGTAGTCCTCGATCCATTTATGAACCTTAGTTCCCAGCGAATTAGCAACATTAGCCTTCTCCTGCCACTCGTTTAAGATCTCATCGACTTCGACTCCTCTCTCGTTCGCCTTCCTCTTAGCCCAGTACATCCGGTCAAAGGGAGTTTTAAACCTTTTCAGGAAAGTTGTAACTGAATCATACTTGATACCTTCAAAGTGATATGTGTGTTCAGATTCATTAAATATGAAGGAAGGGTCCTTAAATATGTCGAGCTTCCTCTGATACTCTTCTTTGGTTTTTCTTAAATCCATATAACTTTAAGATTTAAGAAAAAACGGAAATGACATAATCCCACTTAAAATATAGAAGGGATAGAAGGAATAATTCACCAAAAAATCTAAGAATCCAAATCCAGCTAACATGTCTGAAGAAGTAATAGTAGATGACCAAATACGAGTCCCCGTTCGTTTCGGGTATTGGTTTTAGAACTGGTGTTAAAACTTCCTGGAGATTCAGCCTAGTCAAGTATTCGTTTACAGGCTTGATGTCCTCAAATACGTATGCTGGCCTAGCGTCGACAGGGAAATCCCGGGACATCGTAACCTCCGGCGGGAGATTAACAACGGTATATACGCGACCTATCCAATCATACCTCAACTTGAGCTTAAGCCATTCAGGAGAATCCTGAGATTCCTTCCTGATAATCCCTCTGTATTGGGAATAAGTTCTCAATTCCTTGAGAACCTTAAAAATTCTAAATATGGCCAAAAGTCTACCCATCATTGCAATTTCCTCTCTTTTTCTGCATCCTCCATTTTTTTCCTGATCTTTGTTCTAGCCCTTCTAATTCGGGTAGCAACCGATCTTTTCTTCAGCCCATATTTATCCGCGATATCCTTGTACTTCATACCATTGATCTCGCGATCGATCATGATATCCCGGTATAAAGCATCCAATCCCTTGATCTCATCTATAACTTGTTCATAGATGTCGTCTATATCCGATCCACCAGATAAAAAGTCCCAGAGCGGATCATCTTCCAAATCATAGGTCGGATTCCTTTCTTCTGCTTTTGCTGAGGTGTATTCCATCTCCTCTGAGGTCTGGGAGATGTATCTCTTCCTACTCTTCAGAAGGAGTAAAGACTCGTTCCGAGCAATATTGTAACACCAAGTCGAAAAATTACCTCTGTCGCTATCGTATTGATCTATCTTTTGCCAAACCTTTGACATAGCATTAAGGAATGCATCCTCAGCTAATTCAAAATCTTTAAGTATGGTATAACAATGATTCAGAATACCCGGTTGTACCCGATCATATAGTGGTTTAAACTCCCTTTCTCCCTTTGTCCTTATGAATTCTTCTGCTAGTACCTGTATATTTTTTTCTTTTGCCATTTGCCCTTTATTTCCCCTTTTTTATTCTCTTATCCTTACTATCTCTATCCCTGCGTCATGTAAGAATTGAAGAGAATCAGTCTTTCTGTACAGGTCTCTAAAAATCATACGCTTAACGCCTGATTGAATTATTAATTTGGAGCATTCAAAGCAAGGAGAGACAGTAACATAAAGAGTAGACCCGTCCGAACTTTGCGTGCTCTTTGCTAACTTCGTTATCGCATTAGCCTCCGCATGTAAGACGTATGGCAGCGTAACGTTTTCCTCGTTCTCACACTGGTTAGAAAACCCCGTGGGAGATCCGTTATATCCATCCGAAATAATAGACTTACCCTTGACAATCAAACTCCCCACCTTCATACGATTGCAATGGGAATTTTTAGACCAGACTTCTGCCATTTCTAGATAGACAAGATCCATCTTCTTATCCTTGGCAGAATATATTGTTTCGTCTATTTTTGAAAATTTTGACTGGTCAATGTAGACCTCGCCAGAATCGGGTTTTGAAATCCAAGAGAGGCTGTCGTACTTATCGATGTTGCTGAAGAATTCAGCAGAATCCAGAATAGCCAAAGATGATTCGAAACTTGTCATAGCGATTTATCAGGATGAGAAATTCTCGAAACAAATATATCCATCCGTTCCGAACATAAAAAATGTTTTTCAAAAAAGTTATTAGAACTGATTCGAATGAGGCCTGTATGGCTGGTCCCTACTGGCACTCATTGGACCTTTTAGCACACTATAGATATTGGCAAGGAGTGACTTTATATCATTAAGATCCTTAGTTTGGTCCTGTGGTGAAATGGAAGAGAGTGCTTCCTTTAGATCGGAAACAGCAGATTTTGGAGTTTCCTTGCTATCTCTGGATGTGGTGGTAACAGTGCTTCCAGTGTCAGCAGGGGAGGAAGCGGGTTTAGCAGCGCTAGCATCGGATTGAGGTTTACTGCTTTTACCTTCCTTTTCTGCCAACTTAGCTTTTAGTCTTTCCGTTAGAGATGATATTTCACTTACTTTTAAGCTATCTGGGGTTTTCATACTCTCTCCCTGAGATTCAGCAGGCTCGGGCATTTCTTTTTTCAGCGTAGTCACACTAGAGGGAGCTGACTCGACAGTTCCACCGGGGGTTTCCGAAGTATTTTCAGATGCTGTATCTACCCTAGATTTAATCACTTCAGTTACAGAGCTTACTTCGCTATTAGGTGTGGATCTCTCTAAGTCTTGCTCATCAGATCCAACTTTTTTGCTAAACATCCTTTCAAGGAGGCCAGGTTTAGGACCCATAACATCAGAGGAAACCTCAGACGATTTTTCAGCACCGATATCCTCAGTATTTTTAGGATACATGGTACCATAGAGTTCGAAGTTCTTCATCTCCTCGGGAGTAAAGTAAGACGCATCTTTTACTTGATCCTTCCAGTAATTGAATTCGTCCATGAAAGAATCCTCGTCATTCGCTAATTCTTCCCTGTCAGCCCTTTCCAGCTCCTCCCTCGCATAGGATAAGAACTCACTTCTTAGAGAATCATCAGAGATTAACTTAGTTGCCTGTTTTGCTAATGGGATTTGGCTTTCTCTCTCAGTATCCCTATTAGCTCCAGCAATTATGGCTTCCTCTATAGAAGCTTGTCTTTCGTCTCTGCTTTTTTCAGCATCAGATATCTGCTGGGTTAAAGAATCAAGGGACGAATTCCCACCTGAGACAACTGACTCCAGCTTCTCCTTAGATATGATCTGATCTCCCTCATCGAAAGAAGCTAATTCAGGTCCGTCCTCACCAACCACCGCAAGTCCTTTTTTCTTAAATATACCACCTGATTTAAGCCCGGGTATTTTAGAAGCTACGCCAGAGATAATCCCCTTCACAGAATCACCACCAAGCAAGGATCCGTAATCAATAGGGACATTACTCTTAACGGAAGCTATTTGTCCAGGTATGCTATTAGCAAATTCGCTAACGCTATCACCTAGACTTTTAGTTAGTGTGCTTATAATGTCTGAATTCTTATCCTCTATAGATTTCATAAAGCTCTCAGAAAATCCCTCGAACAATTTCTCGGTTTCCTTTTTGGAATTATCATCCCTCTCAGTAATCCCCTTTACAACATCGCTTACGCTATCTGTTATTTTCTTAGTATTAGCATTACTTTCCTTTAGTTCACGAAAAAGCCCGTCCATATTCCTTGTTAGGTCGGACATTTCTTTAAGAATCTTATTTGTATCCTGCTGAGCCAATTATTAAGACATATTTCATCTATATATCATAAACCCGAAGATCTAGCCATTAGAAAAACTAAACAGTTCAGACTTTCCGGATTCCTCCATAGCTTTCTTATTCTCCTTTTCTATATAGAGATTAAGCTTCTCTATCCAAATCTGGTACTCGTAAAATGGTATGCTTTCTATCCAGCCTGGATCAAGACCGTGTTCCTTCCATAATCTAAACTTAAGATCCAAGTAGTTCTCCAAAGATATCTGAAATAACGAAAAGAGATCTAAACCCTCCGGGAAAGTATATGGGAGCAGTGACCTCCCCATCACTGCACTTATCACATTTTATTTTAACATTCAAATCTGTTCCGACCTTTATCATATCGGCCAACTGGAAGTAAATCGAGAATTCCTCCTTACTCCAATTGTTAGATTCTATCATAGCCTCGCTTATGACCGAATCACTCAGTGTTCTCCACTCAGTGAAATAAAAGGGGGCTATTTTAATGAAGCTCTCATCTACTTCCCTACCTTCTTTCACCATCCTGGTAATCCAATCAGACAAAATATTAGAAACCCCGATGGAAGGTATGGACATGCGGATTTTCTTATTCAGCTTTCTTATATGGAATACGAATGATCTTTCCTCTTGAGAATAGTATTTCATCAGCCTCTGGTCCAATTCATAGCTGCTCAGAACACCTGTTCTTAACTCTATAGCTTCTATTCCCTCGCAGCCATCAGTTGTGCATTTCCGTCTAGGTTTTATTATAATTCGATTCTCACCCTTCACGAAGGTAAGATCTCTAATCGCCATAATGATAAAAAACCTATCCTCCTTCTTCAAATCCAAATAGCTAACCACATCATTAGTGCTAAACTTAACTCTAGAGCACGATTCAAGTATAAAATTTAGCTTAGTGTCTAGATCTACCATATCTCCATCATCTATAGTAGAAAAAAGTCTAATCTCGCGAACTTCCGCAGGCCTAATCGCTATCTTAGTTCCCTCCGGGTAAAACATCCCAGCAGAAGGAAGCATGGAAACTGGAAGATTCTTCCAGCCCAAATCCATCGAATTTATCTGGGTCTCTATTGGTGCCTTATCTTGAGTAAGCTTAGATTTGCCAAGATCCGCTGTAGTATTACTTTCAGTAGGTTGTTTGCTTTCCTGATATACGTTACTAGGCATATCTGAATCCGCTATATCTGTAACTGGGGCATCTGTAGGATGGTCGTATTTAACACCACCCGCTATTTCCTTCTGCCTTAAAATATCCTCAGGGGATAAAGAATCTTTCATTCTCCTCTTTTTTATTTTATATAACACACCATGGAATATTCCAGAAATTCCGGGCTATCTATTATAGAATGTTGGAGTGAATGAGTTCCAGATTATAAGAACAGGTCCTTCCAATAGTCGGACTTCCAAGTAGTATCAATGGTGTAAAGTGCATCACCACTGTCATAACTTAGATTCATTGGGTTTATAGGCTCTACTGGGAAGCAGTTATTCAAAGTGATCCTTCTAAATACGTCTCCCTGCTTGTTAAAGATGGAGACGACCATCGTACCCACGTAATCTCTCTTTAGACCCATAGCACCAGTCAGTGGGTTGTAAATAAGATCTGACCACTGTCTTAGTATCTTGTAAATGGTCATAGAGTTGCTGTCGCTCAGGTTTACCTCGAAGGATGCAGTAAACTGAACATCCGACGTAGATGGCTCACCACCTGCGTACCTTCTTTCAGCAAACTTGTAGTATTGGGTTACCGGAGCACTAGGCTGGATGTCTACCAACAAACCACTTATATTCTTAACTTGCTGAGTCAGAATGCTCTCACCGTTAAAAGTGGTATTCGCAGCAGTTATAGCAGCAGGAGGAGTGATTAAAACCTCAAACTGATTTAGAAATACTGGTTCGTAGTTATTTCTAGCTGCTTTTGAATTATTAAAATGTGGTAAACCTGCCATCTATACTTCTGTTTTTTTATAGGAATAGATCCTGCCAGTAATCAACTGCCCAAGTCATATTTATCTCGTAGAGATTAGTACCATTAATGTACTCAAGTTCCATAGGATCTATAGCTTTTAGCGGAAAGCAATCCTTACAGGTAATTCTTCTAAAAACATCACCATTCTTATTAAATACCGATATAACTATAGTTCCAGTATAATCAGCCTTTATCCCCTGGGCACCCGTTATAGGATTATAGATAAGATCCGTCCATTGTCTTAGGGTTTTAAAGACATACATCGAATTAGCCTCGTCAAGGTTTACCGTAAACTTCACACCCAAGTCCAAGGTAGTAGTGTCTGGCTTACCCCCGGCATAGTTCCTTTTAGCAAATTTATACTTCTGAGAAACAAACCCAGGATTTTTATCAACATCCAAGCCAGCAACTGAGACCACATGTTCCAATAAAACAGGACCACCCGCTACTGCAGCAGGAGGAACTACCGTTACCTCAAATTGATTGAGGAATACCGGCTCGAATTTATTTACTGCATTTAGCGAATTTTGATAATGTGATAAACCAGCCATCTAGTTAGTTTCTTTTTTATATTTATCTGGATTCCTACTAAAGTCTAAATTAAACGAATTGTATGAATCCTCCCGCAGAAATACCGCCAGTTCTTGTTACAGTTATTCTGTTTATGAACTTCTGTATTCCTCTAGCAGGTTCTATTATCACGTCTATAATTCCCATATTTTGGTCTATTATAGCAGGGGTATTATTCGAAGAGTCCATTATAACTTGGTAAGCATAAATTCCTCCGCCAGCTCTTACCCCATCCAGATAATTATCAACGAGGGTTTTTATCTCAAGTCTAATTGAATCCTCATTGAAATCAAATAGGTAATTTGATAGGATTTCCTCTACGTCGCTTTCTAAGCTAATGAGAAGGTCCCTAACATGTACGAGATTAAAGGCAGAATTTACTGTTTGATATGCTGTCTGGTTACCAAAGATAACTACGCCTATCCCTCTTTTCTTTATCAGAGGGTTAAGTCCAACAGGCTCCAACCAGCCTCTATCAGCATCGGTGAAGTCATATTCAACACCTACTAGGTTATTACCTGAAATAACCCCTCTTTTCTGTCCAGCTATGATATTATAAGGCTCGCCGTTAGCAAATTTCCTCACAAAGTTGTTGGAGATGTATGCCGCAGGGGGAACGTTTATATTCTTATTGTTCTCCCTAACAGTCAAATATGGGGTGTAATAAGCCGCGAACTTAGCTCCCTGATCCTCAGTAGGTAAGCTGAAAGTATATGATGGGTTAAGAGATAAATTACCACCTTCAGCAATATACTGAGACTTTAGAGGAGGATAAGGATTAGTTGCTGTTGGTGCATCAGTAAATCTAGGATCTGTAGAGTTCCTGAATTGCTCCATTGAAGGTGCATTAATCAAAGCAAGAGCCTTCTGCCTCATCATTGCAAGTTTGCTAAGCTGATACTTAGAGTTAGGCAAAATTTGACCACTGAACGTATCAACAATATATCTGAATGATATCACATCCTTAGTAGCAAGGGTAGCAGCGATATTTGTATCATACATAACATCCAACAGTTCAGAAACTCGAGCGTCTGTCCCATTGGGTCTATGGCTGTTATTCATCGTGAATCCATTCAAGTAAGTGAAATCGAAAGACCTAGTAAACTGAGGGATCGATTTAAACTTCTGTACTTGGATAGGTGAGCCAGCATAGTAGTAAACTGGTCTAGCAGTCGTCACTTTAACAACCCCTGCAGTAGCAGTTTGTGCAACTGCTGTTACTCTAGTTAATCTGTTTTGTCTATTCTGTCCTACAGTTTCACAAATATCCAAATCCGTTGATACTAGCAAGTCACCAACCGAGATAGGAGATGACGGTGAAGAAGATATAGTGAAGTTCGTTGGATCTATATTGGTAATAACATTTACGAACTCATTGATTGAACCAACAGAGGAAACTATATCAGTTCTATTTGAAGAAACACTGGATCCTATATTATCCGAAGCATACACTGTACCAAAAGCAGGATAGTCTTCCAGTTGGGAAGGATTCTGTCTCGCCGTGTTATTGAAAGCCCTAGCGTAAGATACCTTGTACTGATCTCTGTCTATCGTGTTTTCGTAAGTTATGTAGTTCAGGCTAGTACCAGCAGAGTTCAACCAAAGTTGATCCCCGTCTGCTAATTCATCGTAAAATAAATCCTGGTAGAATTGGGTAGAGAGTTGCCCGTTAAGAGCATTAGATGCAGTACCACCAGTAACAGAGTTTACGCTATCTATATCAAGATAGTCAGATGCTACTACCTGGTAGTAATCAGCAACAACCGCTCCCGTAGCTCCTTCTATATCGCTATATGGACTTACTGAAATACCCTGAGCAGCATATGAAGCAGTATCTAACGGGTGTGTCCACGTCAACAATACCTCTCCTCCACTCTGTATAGCTCCAGATATCTTAAGTTTAACTAGGTCGTTTTCAGAGAATTGGTTTATAACAGAGCCGGTTAAGCCACTAACCCCGGTAACCTTACCTATAATATAGGGAGAGCTTGTAGCCGAAGGTTGTGCGAAATCAACAAGTGTTGTTTTCTGAGCAGATGTTAGAGAAGCTCCAGTGACACCGCTGTTTGTCTTTAGATAGTGTAATCCCCCGTAGGTTAGTGATGAGTCATAAGCATCAAAACCGTCCTTTGTAATACCCGCAGTTGCTCCTGCTGTATCGTAAAGCGAGAATAGAGTACCTGTTTTTATAGTACCGGTTGCACCCGTTGCACCGTCAGCTAGTGAATTGGAATTCTTTGCATATAGGTAATCAGCGGTCAGATTCTGATCATAGCTAAGGAAGTCCAATCTAGCATCAACTATATCTCTATCAGCGGTCAGTTCATCAATAAGGTGATGTCCAACCAAATCTATCTTGTATGGATTTGTACATAATGACTCCATCGCATCTTCGTCGACTGCACAGAAAAGTCCAGTAGAAGGGGTGTTGTTATTAATCAGGGTTTGGATATACTGATTATTACCGTTCAGATCAACAAAATCGGGAATCAAACATCCAGTTTGCTGAGTTACTATATTCACATCCGGCTGAGATAAGAAGCTATTTATCTGGCTCTTAACAAATCCGTTGTTGGTAAAGTAAGAACTCCATTTGGGGTCAAGAGCAAGAGTTTCATAGTCAGTCCAATCTCCGGAGACCGATATAACATCCACAAAATAGTCCGAAATATAGTCATACGGGTGCATGAAACTAGGAACGTTATCTGCACCATACCAGTCAATTGCAAAAACATCAAATCCTTGTAGGGGTGGATTGGCATCGGTTGATTTTCTAACAATCACACTCATTGGCTCCTTACCTAAGTTAACCAGGTTAAAGAGTCTACCAGTATCAACAGTAGAAAGAGTAGCTAAGAAGTAGTTAGTATCAGCAAACCAGAATCTCTCCTTATTATAGAATGATGAGTAAAGCCTGGAAGTTAATACCCCGTTAGGTTGTTCAGTATCAATAGAATATCCGAAGTAGTTAACCTTATCAGCGTTAGAGCTGCTTTCGTCGTTATTTAGACTTAACAAATTCAGAGCAAATACGGGTCCAGTAGATAAACAAGAGAATATAGATCTATGGAAATAAGAGCCCTTTGCTTCTAAAGTCTTGTCTATATCTCCAAAGATTGCTACTGCAGTAGTGACATCTGGTAAATATACGGGAGCGTTAAAAGGTCCTTTATTCGAAAACCCAACAACCAATCTGATCGTCTGTGAGGTTAGAATAATATTCTCCGATGCATCAAACTCCAGTGTATAAACACCCGAGGCTTTGAATTGTGATAAATCAAGTTTGATTTTCTTTGCCATTATTATTCAAGAGATATTTTTGCTTAGTATATATCTAACCGGGCTTCACTAAAAAGCAGTTGCTACCCGATTTCTACTTTTATATATCTGACTAAAAGGAGCTTTTAGAGGAGCTGGCTAAACGAGGAGTAAAATCCACCTTCCTTTGTACCTGAATCGCCATTACTCGCTTCATCCATCTTCAGATCTATTAGATCCCGATAAACATCGTCCAGATCGTCATACATCTCACCAACCAGATCATAAAAAGAGCTCGAATTAAATATACCACTGAGATTGACGACTGTCATAGCAACGTCGTCATGGCCCGATTGGCTAGAATAAGTACCTCTTGTGTTAAGTCCAAAAGAGAAAAGTTCAGGCACGGTCCAATCTTGCTCATTAAGTATAATTCGATTCTGTCTGACGAGAGATCTGAGCAATTCACAATACTTAAGTTTGTTTTTCTCGTTATATTTTATACCAGGTTTCAGAGTTCTAGCAGATTCAGTGTGTTTAGTGTGTAATATGACTTCTGGTGAGATCTCTTCGTTGTTAAAAAGCTTGTCTATCAGAAGTTCACCCTTAAAGTTAATCTCTAGAAGAACCCTTATTTTCTCCGGATCGAATGCACTTACTATTAAAGCTTCCAGTATTTTTTTAAAATCTTCAACCTCTATCTCATTATCCCGATAAACCCCGACCTGCAGAAGACCAAAAAAATCAGATTCGTCCATATAGTCATCCATAGATTCTATGACCTTCTTAGGTAGTGGAATTACTTTAAATATATTTAGTACAGTAAAATCCCCCTTGCCACCGCCGGCCAGGTCCACGGATAAAACGAATCTATTACTCTTCAAGACCTCGTCATCCAAATTGAATTTGGGATGCCATCTAAACTTATCATAGCTAATCCCTAGGTCATCTAAAAAATCAAGTTCTCTCCACTCATACTCCACCTGGTTCCCCTTTATTTTCTTTAGCTCGTTGGATCCTAAAAGAAGAGTAGACGAGCTTAGAAATTGATTACCATACTCTTGATTAAAAAGCTCTATAGAGCCAAGATTAGCTATTTCCTGCTCCTTCCAATTTTCGTCCCTCCCTGGAACTTGCCACCAATCTACACGGATTGGGTTAAAGCTATTTTCTCCGGATACAGCACCCTGGTAGAGATCATAAAATTTATTCATCCCATTAGGGGTGGAGGTAATTATTATCCTCGATACCTGGGAGGACGAGACAGTTGGATATGTGGACCTAAAGAAGGATTCTATAAAATTTGGGTGAATATGTGCAAATTCATCCATATACAGAAAGTGTATGGTAAAACCGATCGCAGATGTTTTGGTTGTTGTCTTAGCAATAGCTCTACATCCATTGTCAAATTTCATAGACATCACGTTATTCACAACCATACCAGGTTTTAAAAACCAGGGAAGCCCTTTAACTATTGCCTTTATTTTATCCATCAGCTCCTCCGCAGTAGAACCTACGTTGGCCAATATCATGGCATTTTTATCGTGATTGAAGAGTAGGTACCAAACCAGCACAATAGCGGAGGTTATTGATTTACCTACCTGTCTAGGGGCTAGGAAGATATTAAATCGATTGGACTGGTATTCGCGGAGAACAGACTCCTGGTAATCTCTAAGCTTCACGTAAAAAAGCCCATTGTCCGTCATAACCCTACAATACTTGGAAAAATAAACGACATCCTTAGCGCATTTCTGCATTTCTAATATTTCGTCCTCCGTATATTCCCAGAGTAAATTGGATCTCTTAAGCTCTGGGTCTCCATCATGAAATGGGTTATCAACCGATTTATAATCTAGTCCTTCCTCCTCTACCTTAAACAGTAGATCCTCTACCCTTTTAGTAGTCCAATAGTTAGAATCTTTCTCTTTATTATCCTCCATAAAAAGCGGGATTAATTAAACAGGTCGTCATCAACCTCCAAATTGGAGTCGTCATTACCATCCAATTCAATATGTCTGCCGGAGTCGATTTCAGCTTTCTTCTTAGCATTGACTATAGCATTATCCTCTATCTCGTCATCAATAGTTACGTCCTCTATCTCGGCACCAATTATATCCCGGAGTCCCTCCATCAATCCCTTAGTTCCTCTGACTTTTATTCCACCAGTTTCTACCCTTTTTGGATTGTAAATATTATCGCCGGACTGCCCGACCTCTATCTCCAAAGATCCCTTGTCTGCATCCTGCTCCATTTGATCTTGAATTCTCTTATATCCCTCCTCCATCTTATTAAGATATGTCTGGTAATCCTTTGGCATTTGCATGATTTGGGATTGCAGCTGAGCTAGAACCTCAAACATCCGAGGGTTAGCATTACCGAGATCGATCTCTTCCAGCAGCTTCGTTATAGCGTGTTGGGCGGTTTTTGTTTGAAGCATCATAGATGCCAAGTTCATGGAATCTATCTTCTTCTTATACTCGACATATTCAGTTTGCTCTATGTAATTCTCATCCAAATAGAACTTAACAACCGAATCCATCAATGCTTTAGCATCGCTTCCTGTAGTTAACGATGCTTCCTTAAAATCCATCATTTCGGTGGACTTCAACCTTGGTAGCTCGTCGGGTTTAACCGATTCTATCCCCAAGTTCTCGTCATTCAATATAGAATCTAGAGAAGCTTTTATCTGCTCCTGTACAACCCTTTCTGGTTTCGGTTTTCTTCTAGGCATCCTTATAAGTTTCTAATATCTGACTTACCGATTTCTAGCAAATTTTGGTAATATCAGCTTAGGTTTTGCATTGTCTATTATATAAGCAAGTTGCTCGTCTCTAACCACATTCTGGTTAAGGACTATGGATTGCTTATCTATATCTATCATGTTTTTAAACAGTCTAACGTTGCTCAATAGTATCGGAGAAGTCCATATCTTGTATGAATTGTTATCAGTTCCGTATAAGGGATTATCATAATTAGTTTCCTCGTCACGAGGAGCGTTAAAGGTATAGGATTTGGTTAAAGCCCTATAATCCTCGTGAACCTTAACTAGATCGCTTGATTGCTGTGATGGATTCGTTGGGTCGTAAGACATTTTCCAAATGTTTATTCCCATTTGCTTGTATCGATTAGATACATTAACAACAAGGCCATACCACTCACCCTGCTCCGGCACAAATTGTAATCTCGAGTCGTAGGTCAGATCGTTCAGTATTATTTCTATACTACCCTGCTCTATGTAATTGCTATTCGCGGGTTCATTAGTTCCGGAGTGGACCAGGTCAATTCTCAAACCTTTCAATTCCGAATTTAAGTCGAGATATGTTCCATCTATTAGGTTTCTAGCCTGAGCTTTTTGCATTTTCCATGCTGGAGTGTTATCCCTATATGGTAAGTTGGTATTAGAAATGCTAAATTTGTAATCGTCGGGGGTAGAAAGAACCTTATATCCTCCCGAATGGTTGTCATCAATTCTAACGGAAACATATCCCTCCGGATTACCCGCAAAATTATAGAACGGAGAAAGACCATGCTTATAGGGGTACGTTGAGAAAGTTATCTGAGAAGAATTTTCAGAAACCTTTGTTATCGGAGCAGGGGAGAATGGTTTTTTAGCAAGACTGTTTTCGTTTACATAATTCTTGAGACTAAACCAGCAAGTGTAAGATATCTCCCCGTCCTCGCCCAAATAAGGTCTATTCTTGTACCTTACAGCATTTCTGTATTTATTAGGTTCAAACACAAACTCACTGTCAGTAACAAAAGCGTCTGCCATATCATAGTAGTTATTAAACACTATGGTCCAGTTGTTATTCAAATCATATCCAACTATGGGTAACTTCTCATATATGTAAGATCTTGTTGGGTCTTCTTCCCTCCTCTGGCTGGAGGTTACATACTGCTGGGGTTTTGTGATCTTTTCCTCCTCGTCAGTAACCTCAGCACCGAAGAGCTTCTCAGTATTAACTACAATTCCATCTAGCTCCTCTTTATAAGCAGGATCTCTAAAATAGGTATTTGATTTCTGGCTGTACTTCTTAAGTTCTATCTTAAAATAAACGGGTGAGTACATGAAATCCCTAAAAAGATATGTTGAATTAATTTCATAGATCCTATTAGTCAGAGGAAAGTATATGATGTCTCTCTTTCTGGGTTGGGATCCTCTCCCGAATATGCTCTCAAAATATGCCTTATCTATGTGAATTTCAAAAGGTTCTTCAAACTGTATTCCAAAAGGGTCGTAATTAACCTTGTTATCAGGAAATTGGTTTGATGGAACCACAACTTTTACACATTTCTCATCAACAACGTCAAATAGTGTATATTCCTTCAAGACTACATCCTTTCCTCTGGCTTGTGGTTGAACCGAATAGTAATTAGTTTCAAACCCAAAAATCTTATTAACGACGAGACTTAAATCCTGATATAGATTAACCGCCTTGTTGATTGCATAAGGATCAAAGGTATAATTGCAATCATCGAAAACCACAGGTCTGTTTGACTTCTCGTCAGAGCAGCTAGGAACGGGTTTTCTTATAATAACATCGGAAGGACCGCTTGGACCAGTAGCATAAACCAGGTCAAGATCAAAATCTACGATTACTACCGAGGGATCAATCGGCTCCCTGGATTCATACGCGATAGATCCATCAGGATTGACCATTACAGAGGTAAACCGGAATTCAGGATAAAATGGTTTTTCCGGATCAAGATTCACAATAAAAATATCCGAATCTAGGTTCGATGTATAGTTTTGAGAAAGTCCGGTTAGAGCAGTTCCTACATTAGACCACAAAGACCAACTTTTACCGTCGACGGAATATCTGAAGTCTATGGCTATGTCGTTGGGTATCACAGAATCCGCCTGACCGTCGAGTATAATAGAATTAGAAACTACAGCTCCCGCAGTATCTATTATCCAACCCTTCAGCTCTTTTACATATTGAAAGGGTGTGTCCCAAGAAAGTACCCTGTAATTCCCTATATAGGTAAAATTAAGTGCACTCTCCAGTTGCTCTATCCTTTGTGCATACCATTCGGGAGTTTCACAAGGGACATAATAATAATCACCATCGGAGGCTAAAGCAGTATGATATCCGTTACATCCTATCTGCTCTGCTCTTGCCAAAGCAGCCCCAGTAGTCCCATAGTAATTACCAGTTGAAGATTCCGGAATTTTCGTCGTATTTGCAAGGTCATCCTGGTACCTATATCTAGGGTCTGAAAGATTCCTCTGATCTCCGTTACCATCATAAACTGGTAATCCCTTCTTCGGAGGTCTATTTTCTGGTGTAAAACTCATTCAATCGGATCTAATTATTTAGGGAAAGCTATCTTCCCTGTTTATATATCCGATTTTTAAAAGCTCTTACTCCAGATTTGGAGTTATATTATTTTCCTGCATAAGAAGATCGATCTTATCGATAACCATCTCAGGAGTTATGGAAGTAGTGCAAATGAACCTATCCGGGGTTTCCTTCAATCTAGGGCACCAGTTCCAGTCACCCTTATCGAATTTATGTCCAGGGTCATTGAAGCATCCGTGACAAACACCCCTGTTTATAACCCTATAATTTAAGTGCTCAAATTCACAAGACGGAAGGGAGAAACCAGATATCATTACAACCGGTTTTTTTAAAGCCCAGGCCAACCAACTAAGACCTGACCCTATACCAATAAAAAAATCGGAGTGGTAGATATCGACTGCCCTATCCAATATACTAACATCACCGGTTTTATCCACAATACCTTCCAGCTGAACCTCCTGCTTCTGCACGACTACTACTTTATATCCAATACTATTAAGATAATCAATGATAGATTGCCATCCTCCCGGATAGTGCCAATGCTTAGCATTTGCTGTGGAATCTAAAGCAATACAAACATACTTTCCATCTATTGAAGGGGAAGAATTAGAAATTATTCCAGGTGTATCTGGGAATAATACATCACCATCAACATTAATACCCAGTTGATCTCCAGCAACTTGCTGTAAAGAGATAGTCCTTGGATCCCTTTTGTGATAGTCCACATTATCCTCCTCATACCACCCTACTCCGATATAAGCACTTGTATTTTTTTCTCTGTAGACAGGAGGATGGAATCTGATGTCGGGATAAAAAATAGATAAAAGCTCGTTCCACCATGAATTTACATATAGATCACAATCATACTTCTCTATCAACATGTGGATTACAGGGATCCAAGCTATTGTATCACCCAAAGAAGAGCTATCTAGATGGACGTTAATTTTAGATCCCATTAAAACATCACGATCCAAGTCAGCAGAGTAAATTAATTCGTCCTCCTGGTAAACCTCGACCATCCACGGGGAAAGCCATTTCCTAAAAAGTTTAGTATAAAGACCTTTCTTAGTCTCTCCCGTATAAATATAAGGAGAATTATCCCCCTCCTTGAATTTAACAATCGCGGTACCAGTTCCGCTCAGCGTGTCTATCTTAGGTCCACGATCGAAATTAAATCTAAATTTAAAGGGCCTATCATACTGCTTTTTGGAAGCTTTAGTATTGTTCAGATATACTTCTATTCCTCTGTCTTTCATGAAAGTTCAAGTATTTCCTTTATCTTATCTATATCTGCACTTACAGAGTCAGGACTCAAATAGGAAACTAGCGGGTCCTCGTCGTATGAATCCATATAAGGATCCAGTCTTTTCATCAAGATAGGGAGCTGCCACGATAGGGTTTCCTTGATAACTATGGGGTTTAATTCCCAGTTAGATGTGAAAACAAATAGATCCGCAGCTGCATAAAAATCATCAGTATCATTCCTTTCACCCCATATTTTACAGTTGACCGGTAGATCCTCCATTAGGGGTTCCCAATAAGATTGGAAGTTAGGAGCTTGATTTCCTATAAAATGGAACTGCACCGGATAATCAACCATCATCCTTGCAAATTCTATAAGGAGTCCCTGATTTTTACCAGGTGTAAACAGACCCACGTTTATCACGTGTTTCAGATCTGGATTTAACCCCAATTTTTCAAGAGCTCCTTTCCTTGGAGGTCTTTCTTTTTTTTCGATCGGATATTCCAGTATATCAATTGGAGTACCGAGGGGGGAGAACCTTTCAACCATCCACTGGTTAACCATGACAAGCTTATCAGGAACCCATAATTTATCATCGGGGGAAATATTAGAGCTGTGGCAGGTTTCGTATATAAAATAAGGTCTATCTAAGGAAAAAATCTTCTCACAGATATCCTCATCAACAAAGAACTCCACGAAATCATCAAAGTGTATAACATCGGGACAGATATCGTCAATGAGTCCTAGTATCTCACTCTTATCCTCGCCCAAGCAATAAAATCTATCACCCAATTTTTCAGAAATCCTATCCCTCTGAACCACATAAGCCTCCGATGTATTGCTATATTGTATACAGTATATCTCAGCATCCTCATATAAGCATTCTATCTTCTTATAAAGGTACTGGGGCATACCTCCAGTGGACAAATGGGGAGCAACAAATAATATCCTTGGTTTACCCCCAGTTATCTCACGTATCCTGCTATCCAGTCCATTTACAGTGCGGATTAACTCATATTTAACCTTTCTTAGTTCAGTCGAGGCAAGCATAAGATCCAATTAAGATTTCGTATAAACCCCAGTGGAAAAATCTAATTTACCCTCACCATATTTCTGAACGATCTTCTCCGTTAGCTCCCTCTCTTTGACATTAAGATCTTCGGATTCCTTTAGTCCCAGAGACATCTCAGTATTCAGATCTGATAAATCGACCTCCAGAAAATGTTTTTTGATGGAGATACGCCCAAGCAATTCCACATTCTCTCTTATTTTATTTCTGAGGTCAACTATTTCGTTAAACTCATCATCCTGCAGTTTTATTTCTTCAGTGCTCATATACTTTTTCTATTTTATAGAATCGTTTTTCCTTTTATTCCCTATTTTTCCGTATTGAAACCAAAAACCTGACACAACCTACCATCCTCCATGGACTGTCCGAAATTATTTGTTATTCTATTAAATGTGTCACTCTGATAAATAACCATCCTATTATACAGATTAGAAAAGCTATCCACAGTATGCCATTTAGTTAGATCGGATTTATCCAGATTAACCGGAGAGGTCTCGGAGATATCAGGAGGGAATTGTGAATCTTCCCATTTATTAAGTCCGGTCTCTTTGTGTCTCAGGATGGAAATTCCACCCTCGAGGGGTGCATTTGGGGTAAGGAATATAATTGCGGTCCAGTCAGGATATTCCGTATTGGATACCACTACCGGATCTGCAGATACAGAAAGGGTAAATCTTCCACTCCCTGGTTCCCACCCAGTTATCTCACCCGCAGTGGACATCATAATTCCAGCAATAGATTCCTTGATGGAATTAGCAAGAAACGGGGAGGATTCAGCCCTACCTAAATCCAGATTTTTGGAATACTCCTGGGATAGAGCAAAATTTCTTACATCTCCGGGGTTCTTATAAAAATCCTCTACAATAATGGATTTAACTCTCATAGTAAAAAAATTCAGATGTTATACTGTAATAAGGGTTAAATATTTCACACCGAATCCAATTATAAATCGCTATTAAGAATTATTCACGGTAGTTATATTAGCCAGATTAACATTGTTTACCTGAGCAATATCGCTGTTCGCAACCCAGTTAATGTCATGACCCCAAGCATTATAGGTTACAGTTATGGAGGAAGCAGACCCCACAGTGATAGATCCCCAATAGCTTGATGTACCAGGACTAACATCGTCCAAGTCATGGTCTTTTTCTACTATTACCAAATTTAATGCCCCCGTATTAGCCAGAGTAACCGCATTAGCATTTAGAGCGAAACTCATACCAGTATTGGCACTAAACGGCACGGGGCTACATAAGGTGTTAGCTGGATCCCACTTCGCTTCTATTTCAAAGTCAGTAGAGGCGAGAACGGTAGTTGTAGCGTTGGCAAAAGCGAAACTCTCGCACACAACAATGTCTCCTATACCATTATTGTTGCCGGTAAAAAAGTTAAGAGTTATGCCTGTAATACTTCCAGCGTAAGCCGAGGTATCATACCAATAATAAGTTCTACCCAAGTAATACTGGTTTCCTGCTCTAGCTATGATCACCCTATTACCTACATCAATCTGGCTCGACACAGTAGTAGTTTGCACCAAACCCGATGTCGCCCAGCGTGTATCGTACCATGCTGCATGTGCTCCTGTGCGTATACTTCCCCTTCCGCTCGAATTTACTGTTGCTGTTGCCATTTAGGTAAATAATATGTTGTGTGATTAAAGTATTTATTTGGTGGGGGATTGATCTCATATTTATCGTAGGTAACACCCGATAATTTCCACACATTATCCCGTCCGTTAATTGCGTTCCACCAAGTAGCAAGGCCAGAGGGCTTCACAAGACTCGGGAGAACCTCCCCAAAAAACTGATTATCCTCATCCCCGAAGGTATCATAAAGAACACCATCATAAGTGGATAAACTTTGAAGACTCTGATACCACCCATCGCTTACCACAATCACATTAGGTTTATCCAAAGCCCATTCATTCAACCTTGGGATAACCTCGGGATGATTCTCCACGATGGTATGAGATCTTATTGGATGTGATTGTATGTAATTAGCAGATATGCCCATACCGAATCCAATCTCCAATATATCACCACCTCTCTGACAAATGTAATCAGCAGAAGCCTTCATTAGCTCATCCTCCCAGTCCATCATTACTTCCATTTCCCCGTCCAGGTCTGAGTAATAAACTATTCTATCGTCATAAAAACTAAGGTTTCTCTCAATATACCTCATAATCTTATAGCTTAACAAAGGTGTTATCGGGACAGAAGTAAATGAGCTCCGTGCTTGCGTCCACGATATACCCAACTATCCTCACAATTTCGCCAGTTCCTGATGGGATTGTGGTACTACAACGTCCAGCAAATGAATCGTTTAGGTATAGAATATCACCCGCGTTACCTGATATATTAAATCCTAGATTAACCAACCCTCTAAGAAGGATAGCTTTACCGGCAGCACCATCAAGTGAAACACCTAGCAAATCCGACGCGGTAGTACTTCCGTTATTAGCCTGAGCAGCGGCGTTCCAGTTACCCTGCCATGCATAGATAAATCCAGCAGTTGTTGAATTCTGTAATCCCCATTGATCCGCAATTATCGATCCGGATCCAACATATCCCGCTGTAGTTACGGTAGGTTTTGTTTGTACTATTCCTGTCTGTGTATTCTTCGCGACACTTAAGAGCGAATCAATAGTGGCATTCTGTGAGACATCCAAAGCTCCAGTAACCTGTAGTAGCGAGCCAGTAAATAGGAGATTTGTCTCTCCGTTTAATTCACCCGTAGTATTGCTACCCGTGATTACTCTGTTGTTAGAGTTGTTGTTAATAGTAGCTGTTCCAGATGAACCCGAAGACCCAGAGGATCCAGAAGATCCTGAAGAACCTGAGTTACCTGAAGATCCAGAAGATCCTGAGTTACCTGAAGATCCTGATGATCCTGAAGAACCTGAGGTTCCAGAAGATCCAGAAGATCCTGAGTTACC